TTAAGCCGACTTGCGCCATGCTGACGGCTGGGGTTGCGGTTTGAACTCCTTCTGCCGGACGGCGGCTTCCAGAGCCCGAAGTGCGGCTCGCTTCTGCTCCAGGTCGGAGCTCGTATAGACCTCCAGGCTGACGCCGAGTCCGTGGCCCCTCTGGTCGGAGGCGACCTTCGGATCGACGCCCGCCTTCTTCGACAGGCTGGCGTTGGTCTTGCGCAACACCTGAAAGGTGGCCCACTCCATGCCGATAGCCTCGAGCACCGGACGCATGTTCCTGCGCCAGAGGTTGTCGAGAGAGATGGGCGTGGTGACCTTCTCGGACGGAAAGACGAAACCATCCGGGCTCGGGTCCTGCGCCAGTCCGGCCCACTCCTTCAGCAGCTCGAGTGTGCCGTCCGAGATCGCGCCTTCGCGGGTCTTGCCGTTCTTCGGCGTGTTGAACACCCTCTTGTAGACGCGCTGCTCCACCCGGATGATCCCGCCGGCCACCGACTTCCACCGGAGAGCCAGAATCTCGCCCGGGCGCATGCCCTCGAAGATCGCGAGCCGTGCGATCAATTTCTCCCGGAGGGCGAAGGCCTCCAGATATGTGTGAACCTCCTCTTCCGTCAGCGGGCGCATCGCACGCCCCGGCTGACATCGTTTGGGGATCTTCAACTCGGCCGCCGGATTCCCCGAGATGATGGAGTCCGACGACGCGAGCTTGAAGATGCCGTTCAGGAACCATCGCAGATGGGCCACCACGCTGAAGGACAACTCCGCCGCCTTGCGGTCGAGGAAATCCTGCAACTGGTCTCTCCGGATCGTGTGGAGCAGATCGTTGCCGAACTCCGGCAGGAGATGCTTCTGAATGATCTGCTCCGAGGTCCCCGCGGTCGATTCCTTCCAACCGCGGCGGCCATGCGGCAGGTACACGTCCTCGACGAACTGCCCGAACGTGAACACCGGCCTGGGGCCTCGCGCCGTGCCTTCGTTGATCGGCTGGAGGATGGCCGCCATTGCGGCCTCCGCTTCCCCCTTGGTCATCTTCGAGCACAGCCCGAGCACCTTGGACCGGCGGCTGCCGTCTTCCCACCAGGAGGCAACCCACACGCGATGCCGCCCGTGTTTGCGGGCTTGCAGGCTGCCTTTCTGGAAACGCTTTCGACGCATTTTCTTGCCTCTTTCCTGCGCCGAAGGCGTTGACTCTTGGCATGACCCGGATACTACCATTCGCTGGTAGCCTCCAGGTGGCCCTCTTCAATCCAGCGGTCCAGCCATTCGCGCCGGATGAGGATGCGGCGGCCCACGCGGAAAACACGGGGAGGACGCACACCCGGCACCTTGCCGTTGATCACGTTCGAGAGGTGCGCCTTGGACACACGCAGATATTCCGCAGCCTCCTCCAGCGTCATGATCGGCTCGGATGGCGTGATCGTGGGCATGGCCTCCTCCGGTTGATTACGCGGGTCCGGTCTGGGCGGTGGGCATCAACAGGCAGTTCACGGTGGTGACGCCGTTGCCGGCGGCGACGGTTGCCACGCCCACCATGGGCTTGCTGCCCGTGCCCGCGTTCTTGGTCAACTTGGCCTGGCCGGAGTCCCAGTAGAGCTTGTCGCCCTGGGCGATGACGTCCGTGGCGACCTTGGGCAACTCGAAGACACCTTCCACCGTGACCTCCACCTCGGCTCCCGAGGCGGCGTCGAACGCGGCTACGCCCACAATCGAGCCGGCCACCACCAACTGGCCGCTGGTGACGTTCGCGGGCGCGGTGACCGTGATGGTCTTGCCTTCCTGCACGAAGTTCTTCATGGATCAGATTCCTTTCGGGGTGATGACAACCTGGCGCGGCGACGAGGCGCCGCCGCCCGCCAGTTCCATTTCCTTGTTGATGGTTGAGAGGGCCGCCTGCATCTCCGTGACGCTGCGGTAGGTCATGGAGCGGCCCTCAAATTCCACGCGCAACGTCCCGCTGCCGATGGCGGTAATCAGGGCGTCACGCATGCCTTGCAGTTCGGCGAGCGAGAGGGCCATGCTTAAGCTCCCGGATTCGCGTAGATGCCCCGGTAATCCAGCGCGCCTGCGCCGAAGTCGAGCCGCGCGCGGATCTGGATGCCATCCACTTCAAAGCCCGCGCGGGTTTCCACTTGGACGCCTTCGCTGCCCGCCAGGTACGCGAACTCGACGCTCGGGAACAACATGGGGTCGGCAGCGACGTACCAGCGCGTGGCCGACTTGGCGTCAAGCCGCGGATCGACGATGAGCGTCAGCTTGCCGGCGAATGGGTTGACGTTCGCGGCTTGCGCCGGGTAGATGCTGGCCAGGTACTTCTCGGCGGTGGTTTCCAATGCAGCCGGCACCACCAGGAATTTCCCGGCGATATCGAGCGGCGTCTTGCCGTCGAGACCTTTCTGTGAGCGCAGCGCCAGCCGTGCAGCGGCCAGCGTGGTGTCCGAGATCGCGCCGCCGCTCGCAGCGAGGTTGCCGTGCGCGGCGTCGAACAACTTCTTGTTGTCCGACATCACCGGGCCCAATCCATTGTTGGCAGTGATCAGGTCCACGATGAACTGCGCCTCGAACTGCGCGGCCGCCGAGGCGAACAGCCGCCCGATGTCGGAGAACGCCGACAGGTTGTCGTTCACGATGGTCTGGCGGTTGATGCCGAAGATGCGGCCGTAAGTGTCGAGCTTGTAGGACTCGCGGCCCTCGGCGATGGTGCCCGATTTGAACTCGCCGTTCTCGTTCACCTTCATGAGCGTGGGCGCTTGCCCCAACTGGATCGAGTAGCGATTGCGGAAATCGTTGATGGTCGCCTTGCGGCAGATCTGCTTGACGGGCGCGGGCGCCTCGGCCATCTGCTCCTGGACTACCTTGTTCGCGACGTCGCCCAGCAGCAACGGAAAATCACTGGTGGAGTGGAGGGCGCGATCCACGATGGAGGCGTCCGACAGGCCGATGGTTTCGATGCCGCGAATGCGAAGAAGTTCTTCCGCCTGCCGGACCAGGCTGCGACCGATGAAGGGGCGCGCCGCTTCGCCGGGCTTGTAGGTCGGGTTGATCCTCATGTAGATCGCGTCGGCCATGGCGGCGCGCAGGAACAGGGGATCGTCGTACCCGCTCGCCGTCACTAGCGGCTGCGCCGTTCGGATCGGAGGACCGGCGCGGCGCTTCAGGGCCTCGAAGGCCTCGGCGCGGGCCTGGTCCAGGGTCAGGTTGCGGGCGATCATGTCGTCGGCCTGAAGACCGGCGATCTGGGCGATCACCCGGATTTCGTTTTCGTGGGTCTGCTCCATCATTGCTCCTCTCACCTTCGCGGCTGGGTCGGCCCCGATCGCCACGAGTGAAATCTCTTTGCCGGTCCAGGCAGTCGCCACAATCGTGCGCATGCCCGTCGCCGGATCCTTTTCCACGCGCCGTTGGTTCACCACATAGCCGACCGAAATCGACCGGATGATGCCGTCGCGAATGTCGTTGAGAATGGCCGCCGCGCGCTCACTGAAGCGGAGCCGGGCGACGCCGCGCTCGCCATCCACCTGCGCGCTTTCCACCACGCCGAGGATGCTGTTCACATCCATGCGGTCGTGGGAGTTGAGCACCGGGCCGCCGATCAAGTGCGAAAGGTCGACGGCCGTGGGCGACAGGTCCAGACGCTCCTGGTATGGCCCTTCGAGATCGAACCGGCGCACGGGCGCGGTGGTGGCGAAGACCACCTCCACGGTGCGGCGTTCCGGATCGAACGTGGCCGGCTCGAGCGTGGCCGTGCGGGTAAAGAGTTCTTCCATTTGCCTCCTTGTAATGGTTGGTAGTCAGCTATCTTCGGAATTTCCGAAGATGCGGGTTGGGCGTATCTGAGGGATTTCCTCAGATGGTGGCCGGGTTGCCTTGCTGGGTGACCTTGCGGGGGTCGGAGTCCAAGACGATGCCGGCGGCGTCGGCCGCCGCGTTGCCTGCGGCGATCTGCGCGTCCACCTCGGCCAGGTCATAGCCGAGCGACGCTACTGCCATCTCCCGCGAGACGAGCCCGGCGCGGATCGCCCGCACCATGGCGTCCACCTCGCGTTGCGGATCGGTCATCTGCATGACGGGCGGCGCCCAGGAGATGTTGTCCAGGTACTCCTGGACGCCGCCGTCCAAAGGAGGCAGCGCGCCGCGCAGGATCTCGAGTTCGAGCCAGCGCTGAAACACCGGGCGGCAAAGCATGTGGATGAACTGCCATTGCAGGGCGTCGATGTACTTGCGGAGCTCGATCCGCCCCACGCGCGCCGAACTGTAACTTGTGTCCGATAGATCGCCGGTGACCACGTCGTAAGGCAACCCGAGACCGCTGGCGATGAGCCGCAGCTGCGTCTTGGCGAAGTCCGAGTAGCCCGCCGTTTCGGGAGGGTCGGAGAACTCCATGGACTCGCCGGGAGAAAGACGTTGAATCGTGCCCGGCTCCAGGCTGGCGGTCCATGCGCCATCCTCGGCCCTGTTTGCGCCGAGCGGGTTTTCGTTTGGTGTCGTGATGAAGCCGGTGAGCAATGCGCTGGTCTTCTGCTTGACGAGGGTCGCGCGGTCGAACTGATCCAGGTCGTTCAGCCGCGCGAGAATCGCCATCAGTTCCGTCACGCCGCGAAGCTGGCCAGGCGTCTTGGGCCGGAAGATGTGCAGCACCTCGGACGACGGGATGCGGATGCTCCGCGGCAGCCGGCCCGGCTGCCCCGGATGCCACTCGAAGATGTAATAGGCCGAGCGGCGAGCGCTCTCGAACTCGATCCCGGCGACCACGTTGTCCCGCGTGATCGTGGTGTCGATGAATTCGGCTGGCAGCAATTGTAGCCGCAGCACGCCGTCGTTGTCCGTGAGCATCCGGACGAAGACCTCGCCATCGACAAACATCGACCTGGCGGCGAGGGCCTGTTGCCCGTACCAGTTCAGTATCCCGTCCGCGTCGGAGGTCTCGGTCCAGCGGTTCCATCGTTTGAGGAGCAGGCTCTTGAGCGCGGCGTCTCCAATCTTGGGCAGCAGAGTGATGCCCGGACCGATCACGTTGTCCACGAACGCCTGCGCCGCGCGCGCTGCGACGGCGTTGTTCGCCACCAGGTAACGAGCCTGGTTCCGCAGCAGCGGACTTGGCGCGACGCGGCTGTAGTCGGGCACAGGGTTATTCCACAGCCCGATGCTGCGCCGCTCGCGCGCGAGGTCGGCCGCGGCAGAACGCACCTCATCCTTCCGCCCAGCGAAGCGGTTCTTGAAGATCCAATGGAGCATTGGCTATTGCTTGAAGTGGATGGTGGTCGTCTGACCACCCACGCCAGTCTTGGCTCGGGTTGGCTGTTGCACCCAGGTCCTCGCGCCTGGCTGTTGATGGTTGAGTTGAACAGGCGGGCGTCTTGGATACTGGGCCAGCAAGTTTCTCACATCCCATCTTGTTACGAACGGCGGGGGACGGTCGAAGTCAGCCGGCTTCAGGAACTCAACCACGCCGTTTTTCCCGAAACCGATATAGGGCTTGTCCAGAACAAGATCGGCGGCATACCGGGCACTGATTCCACACCTTTCCCGCCCGTCCTCGTCGATGATCCGCACGGTTTCGGCCTGCCGCCGCAGGATCGCTTGGAGCTTGTGACCTTCGGCTTTCATTTGGGCGCACTTCTCCCCGGGGCGCCTCTTGGCGCTCCCGAGTATTTCCCCTCGGGCTGACGGGTGCTCTTACTGTTTCGCGGGGGACTTGGCCAGGTGCGCCTCGATGGCGGCGTCGATCTCGGCCAGCACGGCAGTGACGTTCAAGAGGCCGAGGACTTTAAGCCCGGACTGCGCGAAGGGATTGTTGTCGTCGATCTTGGCGGGCCGGTAGCTGTGCGCTCCACTGGCTTCGTCGGGGACCGCCGGCGTGATGGTGCTGTAGGCTTCCTTCTGGAGTTCGATGGCGACGGCAGGAACATCATGCCAGCCCTTCGCCGCCTTTGGGCCAAAGAACATGGAGTGCAGATGGCCAAACACCCAGATTGCAGGTTCGGACAGATCGCGGTGGGTCCAGAATCCGTTGAGCCAGTACTTGGGCATCGCCTCGATCTGTGCAGGCTCGAATGCAGGCGTCGGTTGCCCGGCGTGCTCGTTGCAGTAGAGGAGGTAGCCCGCTGTCAGGCTCTGCATGAAAGCGGCATGGACGATCTTCGCCGCTTCGTCCAAGGTGTAGTCGGCGTCGTTGAGCGCGGCGATGAGACCAATCTCGTACAGCCCCCAGACGGCGAAACGGCGCTCCTGGCCCGCCAAGGGGATCTGCCCGACATGCTGAAGAATGTTTCGCGCGACGTAGTTCCGCAGGCGCGAGACGCTGATGCCGGTGACCCCAGCAGCGTCGCTGAGGCTGAAGGTGATCGGGAAGCCATCTGCTCGGAGGTGGTTCATATCGACAAGTCTACTCCATCGTGATTAGGCTTGTCAACTGTGCAGCAGGCCATGCGGCTGAAATGGGCAAAGAAAAAAAGAAACTATGCCGATAGTCGTGCGGGGTGAAAGAATGTCGGTGCTTGATTCCAAAGAGGGTTATCTGCTTGACAGGGCGATGCCAGAAGGTTCAGTATCAACTGTTGGGACCGAGACCTTCGAAATGTCGCGATGCGTGTTCAAAACGATCTACTTCCCGCGGGAGCGGACGAGGGCGGGTACTTCTGCGCGGGTGACGATCAGCCTCCCGCTGGGCATCAACCACACTGGGCTCCCTCCAGATACGCTTAAGCACATCATGTCCCTCGACAGCCGCCAATTCCGGCTCATGATCGGTGATCCGTACTTGGAAGATTTGGAGCAGCTTGCATCAGCGGAGGGCAGGAGCTTCAGCAACACCTGCTTGTTGATGTTCTTGCAACGGAGTGGAGGAAACGGCCATCGGTACCACGAATCCGCGCCGGGCCAACTCGAGCTTCCGTTTCTTGAACGGTTGTCCGCCGCCGCGACGAGCAACTCCGAGAATGGACAACTTGGGGTCACCTTCCGTGAAAGCCGCCACCAAGGTCCACATGGCTGGTATCCATACGTTGAGGGTTTCTCCGCTACGTACGTTCGCGATGCGCTCCTCCGCTTTGACAAGAAGCCACGTGCCGTGTACGACCCATTTGGCGGAGCAGGTACGACTCAACTGACGGCTTCCCTGCTTGGCGCAAGTTCTTTCTTTTCGGAAGTCAACCCGTTCATGACTTTCGTAGCTGAGACGAAGGTGAATTCCAGCTCGTGGGCCGTGAAAAACCTTTCCTCCTTCGGCCAGGTCGCAGAGGCGTTTCTCCAATCCCTAGAGAACCGAAACCTCGACCGACGAGGAGCGCGCCTCTCCCTCGAAGACTACGAATCAGCTTTTCCCGATCGAGATTTCTTCGACGAGCAGCACCTCCGGCGCCTACTCGCTGCGCGTGAGATCGCGAGCGAATTGGCAGGTGACCGGCTCCACATACGCAACCTATTGCTGCTGGCATGCGCGGCCAACGTCGTGCACTCATCCCATATGACGCGACGCGCAGACCTACGGCGAAGGCGCTCCGACGAGTACAAAACTAGAGTAGTCGACGTCGGTGGCCTTATTGCGGGCACCATAAGACGCATATTCGACGACTTATCGAGGTTGCCAGCCGAATTACCATTAACAACGAGGATTTCTGACGATGCTCGTTTGCTGGGCGACCAGTACACACACGCGTTCGATTTCGCCATCACATCCCCGCCTTACCTTAATGGGACGAACTACTTTCGGAACACGAAGCTTGAACTCTGGTATCTCGGCTTCATCTCATCCGAGCAGGATCTCTCGCCGTTATGCCAGAAGGCCATTTCCGCCGGCATCAACAATGTAAGCAAGAACCGCACTGTGCAATCGACATTCCCCTTCGTAGAGGAGGTTGTGCGTCAATTGGAGACTTGCGCGGGTGACCAGAGGATTCCTTTGATGATCCGCCAGTACTTCTCCGACATGCATCAAGTCTTTCGCGAGGTGTTTCGGGTACTGGCTCCTGGCTGCCGCTTCCTCCTGGATATTGGTGATTCAAGGTTCTATGGTGTTCACGTTCCGACCCATGTGTTCCTCGAGCGCCTCGCGGAGGACGTCGGGTTTCAGATCGAATCGAAGCATGTCCTAGCGCGCCGCCACTCCCGTGACAAGACGCAACTTGTCCAAATCGAACTGGTCCTGCGGAAACCAGAGGGACCAACGGCAGTGCGTGTACCCAGAACTGACGGGAGTCTGGACGAGCGCATCGCCCGTTTTCGAAGGGATCTGCCGTACAAACGACCTCCATTTAACAGCCGAAACTGGGGGCATGGCCTGCACTCGTTGTGCTCCTATCAAGGGAAGTTGAAACCCTCACTAGCCCACTGGATCATTCGTGAGTTCGTGCCTGCACATGGCCGCGTCCTCGATCCCCTTGGGGGCGTTGGGACGGTTGGCCTTGAGGCCGCCTTGCAAGGGCGCGAGGCCGTGACGAACGACAAGAGTCCATTCGCGGCCATCGTCGGCGCGGCGAAGGTGGACCCCCCGACTCGCGGTGAGGTCGAAGCTGCTCTCAACTCATTGGAACGGAAGATGCAAGAATTAGACCTTGAGCAGTCCGACTTCGCGGCTGCTGATTTTGGCTTGAATGCGAAGGTCGCTGAGTACTACCATCCGAAAACTCTCCACGAGATACTCAAAGCCAGAAAAGTACTTCTGCGCGACGGACCTGGCACCAGCGCGGAAAAATTCATCTGGGCATCCCTTCTCCATGTGCTCCACGGGAACCGACCATACGCGTTGTCCAGAACCTCTCATCCGATAACGCCTCTCAACCCAAGTGGCCCCGCAGAATACAAATCTGTCATAGATAAGATCTATGATCGGGTCTGCCGGGCACTGTCAGAGCCGCTGCCGCCAGAATTTCGACGGGGGACCGGCCACATGGGTGACTTCCGCGAGCTGCGGGACCTTTACCATTCTTACTTCGACGTCGTTGTCACTTCTCCTCCGTTTCTGGGTATGCGCTTCGACCGACCAAATTGGCTCCGTTTATGGTTCTGCGGCTGGTCCGAGCAGGACTTCCACAGGACGAGTCTTGGTTTTCTTGAGCGGCAGCAAGCGAAATCAGCTGACTGCTATCAAGATCTCTTTCGAGTGACCTCGCATTGTCTTGTTCCCGGCGGGCTCTTTATCCTACATGTAGGATCTGGAGGACGTAGAGACTTGGCTGCCGAACTGAAGGTGCTCAGCGCGGAACTCTTTGAAGTTGTAGACGACGTCGTGGAGAACGTCCAGGCCGTAGAGCAGCACGGCCTGTCAGACAAGGGGCTGACCACAACGCACCATCTACTCATTCTTCGGAGTCGTCAACGATAGCCTCGGGACGATTCTCGATCTCTTGCATCAGCCAGAGATAAGTCGCTTCGTCCTGAGACCTGAGACGATCGTAAAGATCTATCTCAGGTTGGATTTCCTTGATCTTCCTGGCCGTGGCGACGAACGTGCGCGGTGTCCACTGGCGGGCGAAGTTCGGCAAGTCCCGAAGAATCCGCTCGAGCTCTACCTGGTTCAGGTCCTTCTTCCGAAGATCGTCGTATGACAGGCCGCAGATCGCAGACAAGCGCCTCAATTGCTCATCTGTGTAGAAGTCAACCGGGAACTTCTCCTTCTTCTGGTTATTGTGCTCTGGGCAAAGGCAGGTCGCGTGCTCATCGATGGGCCACAAGTAAGCGAGTGGACGAGTGTGATCGAGTTGAAACTCCGCAAGCTTCACGGGCCTGCCACAGTAAAAGCATTTGCGGCCGAATCGGCGCCAGACCTGCGACTTAAGGCCAGATCCGGTCCGTTCTTTGATCCGCTGCAGGATCTCCGGATCGCGCAGGAAAAGCTTCCGCTCCCGAGTAATCACGGAAGATTCGTGTAGTTGGTCAGTTGACCGTATAGGGTTGAGCCGATTGTTGATTCTCCACTTCTTGCAAACGCGGCACTCATTCTGGTGTTTAGTCCTCTTCGCATTGTGTTTCCCGAAGGAAAGCGCACCGAGGTTGTATGGGTCAACCGGCAGCAGCCGCTGGCAATACGAGCATTTCTTCAGCGTTATCTTCTCACCCTTGCCGAGGGTAAACGGATCCGACGCATCCTCGTCGATTTCGGCCGTCATGGTGGAATCGTGCGGGAGGTAGAAAGTCTCCGGTGCCAGATGCGACTGCGAAAGCTGTTCTTTCGTCGCGTTTGCCTGCTTGACGACGTCAGGCAATACGACGGGGCCCAGTGCTACTCCCCAGATGCTCAACTTCAGTGGCTTCTCGAATCGCAAAATTACCGTCGTGGGATTGCTGGCCTTGGTCTCGATCAGGAGGCCAATCCGATTCCAGCCAGAACGAAGCGCGAATTCCTTTTCCTCCGTCACCAGACCGTCGGTTAGTGTGACCAGTACCCTGCCTGGCCTGCTCGGCCGCAGGAACGCTCCAAACCCCACTAGGTCGGCCTCCGCACGAGCGTCCCTACCATCCGTCAGCACGATCTTGCACGGGCCAGGGCCCCGAAACGTGACAGACTGCGTGTCAACCTCGTGTAGCGTCTGGTAATCCTTCAGTGTGCTGTATGCGTCATTCCTACTACGGCTTGCCAGTCGGCGCATGTAGAACTGTCAGAAGCTCCTCTCTCGCGGTTCCCGGCCAGAACGTCGGAACTCGGATTCTTGGGGAGAACTTCCGATTATAGGTGCCCGCTGCTTCTTTGCGCTACGGTACGCGCCGGCAGGCAGCCGTCAACACCGACCGAGCAGAATTGTACTCAGGAGATCTCCTGGACTTGCCCCCTGTTTTGAGACAACCGGTTAAGACTCAAAATCCATCGAACGGAGAATTGAGTCATGGGATTGTCTCGTAGACAGTTCACGAAGGAGTTCAAACTGGCCGCGGTGCGGCGGCTGGAACAGGGCGTATCGATCGCCGAGGCAGCGCGGGCGTTGGAGGTCAACCCGAACGTGCTGCACCGCTGGCGCCGGGAGTTTCGCCAGGGGCCGGGCAATGCGTTTCCGGGCAATGGCACGCGGCGGTGGTCGGAAGGCCGTATCGCGGAGTTGGAACGTAAAGTGGGCCAGCAGGCTCTGGAGATCGATTTTTTGAAGGGGTGCTTGCAGCGCATCGAGGAACAGCGGATGCTGCAGGCGTTGACTGGAAATCCGCGGTCTACCGAAAAATCGAGGAAGAAGTGAAGCTCGATCGAGGTCTGACGGTTGAGCGAATGACGGAGCTGGGCCGGGTCAGCCGGTCCGGCTTCTACCGCTTCGACGACAGGTGCGAACGGCCCGGGGACCGCGACATGGACCTGCGAGATGCCATCCAGCGGATCGCGCTGGAGTGGCCGAGCTACGGCCGGCCCAGGATCACGGCCGAGCTGCGGCGTCAGGGGTGGATCGTCAATCCCAAGCGGGTCTACCGGCTCATGCGGGAAGACAACCTGCTATGCGTGCGCAAACGCAAGTTCGTGGTGACGACCGACTCCAATCACGGGCAGAAAGTCTACCCGAACCTGGCGGGCGACATGGTGGTTACCGATCTCGATCAGCTCTGGGTGGGCGATATCACCTACATCCGATTGCGGGAAGAGTTCGTCTTCCTGGCGGTGATCCTGGATGCCTGCTCGCGCCGGGTGATCGGCTGGGCTCTGGACCGAACGCTCGAGGACGAATTGACCTTGACGGCCTTGCGAATGGCGCTCGCGCGCCGCACAGTGCTGCCGGGCCTGGTACATCACTCCGATCGCGGCTCGCAGTACGCCAGCGGTGACTACACGGATCTGCTGAAAGCCCACCAGATCGCGATCAGCATGTCACGTAAAGGCAATCCGTGGGACAACGCGGGTTGCGAGTCGTTCATGAAAACGCTGAAATACGAGGAAGTGCATCGCAACGAGTACCGTGATCTCGTCGAGGCCCGCGTCTCGATTCAGAACTTCGTGGAGAAGGTCTACAACGAGCGCCGTTTGCACTCGGCGTTGGGCTATCTGCCCCCGGCGGAATTCGAACGCAATCTGGCCCTGCCGAAAAAGGATGCCGCTTCGCGGCAGCTTCCTTTATGAGTTTTCAGAGGCATCAGGAAATCTTTCCATCCGATGGGGACGTCAGCTTTGCTGCTGACGCCCCCACTCATCGTCTGGATGAGTTTCCGGCTGGCTATTCCTTGGCGGGCTGGTCTCCACCAGAGCCCGCCTCCGCTTCACCAGCCGCTTCCGAGTATGCAGTAACTCCACCTCATCGGTCGACGTGTTTTCATCGAACGGTCAGGTGTGTCTTAACCATTTGTCTCAGCCGAGGGGGCAGGCGCATCCCGTCTCTTGACTTGCTGAAGGAGATCATGGCAGAGGTGCGTGCGGGCCGAGTCGAGATCGCGGTCCGGTGGCAACGGCGAGCGCTTAGGTTGGCCCGTGCCGAGTTGGAGTGCATGATGGTGGGGGGCGTTGTGAGCCGCCGGAACGACTTTGCACTTCGCGCTTGGCCTTCTCCCAAACCTGAGCGATGAATGGGGTCGCTATGGCGATCTACACCATCGACGACAACAACATCATCGCCGTTCACGCCCAGGTTTCGGCTGGGGGCATCGTGGGCGACCGGTTCGGTTCCCGCCGCGATCTCGCGAAGGTCACCGCCAAGTGGCCGCTGGCACGACTCGTTGAGACTTGGAACAGGTTGCCGATCGGCGACTTGAAGCCGGTCAAAGAGTTCTCTGACCGCAAAACCGCCGTTGCACGGATCTGGACGGCCATCCAGCGCCTGGCGCCTGTTCCCGCGCCACCGGGGGCCGCTAGCGCGACCCGGGCGGCGAAGCCGACCAACCGTACGCATCCAGCAGGTGGCGCGCACAGGACGCGCAAGGGCAGCAAGAAGGCGAGCATTCTGGCGATGCTCCGCAGCACGGAGGGCGCGACGCTGAAGCAGATTGTAGAAATCACCGGTTGGCAGCGCCACACGGTGCGCGGCTTCATCAGCGGCGCGGTCGGCAAGCAACTCGGCCTGAAGGTCGAGTCCACTCGAACGGAAGCTGGCGAGCGCCGCTACCGTATCCCTGCCTAATCAGTCCTGCATCCACCGGCTGCGCGCCACGCGGCGTGCGGCCGACAGGTGCGTGTGGGCGGCAAGGGTCTCGATGCGTTCGGCCTCGCGGTCGAGCGAAAGCCCCATCGAGATGAGCGCCTGGAGTGCGGCGAAGGCGTAGACGCGGCAGTCGAGGGCTTCGCCGCGTGTTCCCTTCTTACGGTGCCACTCACGAACCGGCGCGCCGCGCGAGTAGGTCGTCACCAGGATCTCGGAGAGCAGTTGCTCAAAGTACTCCTGGTTGCGATCCGCCGGGAAGTGGCAGAAACCGGGCGAGGGCTCGGCGATCTTCAGGCGGCCATAGACCGTCGACTTGGCGCTGTCCACGCCTACGGTGTAGAGCAACGTTCCGCTCTTTCGGCTCGGACGTTTCGGCCACACCGGAAGTGGCCCGGCCTTGCCCTTGATCGCGAACACGCGTTGGTGGAACCGGACACGCGCGAACTCGTAGACCTGCTGGGTGTGAAAGCCCGAGTCAATGCAGCATGCGGAAACCGGCAGCGTGCCGCCGCGCTCGTGCGGCCAGGGCTGCGCCAGTAGCTCGTCGAGGCACTGCCAAACACCCGGCGCGGAGGGATCGCCCGGCAGGACCTGGTATCCGACGGACCAGGACTCCTCGCCGCGGCCCCAGCCGACGATCTCCACTTCGAGCCGGTCGGCCTGGACGTCCACGCCGCACGTCACCACCGCAACACCCGCTGGCAACTTCGGCCCGTAGTGCTCACGGCGGGCGAGCAGCGCCGCCAGGTCCACGGAGGTGTGCGCCTCGTCGTCCCATGGCTCGCCCAGCGCCGTGTTGATGAACGTCCGTAGCGTTTCCGGGCTTTCCTTGGCCTCCAGGAACTCGGCCGCCGTCTCGCCCCACTCTTTCCATGGCGAGTACAACTGGTTGATCCAGAAGCCTGCCACCTTCGACGCGGGATTCGCGGGCCGCCACTCGCCGCGCGCCAGCATCCACGGCTTCTTGAACGCCGGGATGAGGGCGGAGCAGTGCTCGCACCGATAGGCCGCGGCTGCCGGGTCGGCGTCCGACCACTCGAGGTTGGGCCAACGCAAGATCTGGAAGTGTCCGCACTCCGGGCACGGCACCCAGTAGCTCTGGCGGCTCGACTTGATCCACGCCGTCTCCACGCGCGAGGCGCCTTTCACCGTCGGCGAGGAGACCATCACGATCTTGCGATTCCAAAACGTAGCGGTCCGCTTGATGGCGAGCGAGACGGGATCGCCCTCGGTGCCCGCGCTCGCCGGGTAACGGTCCACCTCGTCGAGCAGGACGTAGCGGATGGGCCGAGCGGCGAGGCCTGCCGCCGAGTTTGCGCCGGCAATGGTGATGTGGCCGCCGGGGAACCTCTTGTGGAGCGTCGTGTTGTTGGCGTCGCGGGATCGGACGTCCGAGACCTTGCCGCGCAGGCAGGGCGTGTCGCGCAGCATGGGCGCGAGGCGGTCCTTCGACCACGACTTGCCGTCTTCGACGCGCGGCTGCACGACGAGCAGCGGGCCAGGGTCGCGGTCGATGATATAGCCAACGAAATTATTGAGGATCTCCGTTTTACCGATCTGTGAACTGCTCATCACCACGATCCGCTCGTAGGGGCTATAGGGCGAGAGTGCGTCCATGATGGCCCGCTGGTAGGGCGCACGATCGGTTCGCCACTCGCCGCGCTCGGCGGATGCCTCGGACGAAAGGCGACGGTTCTGGTCGGCCCACTCGGAGACGGTCTGACGCGGCGGCGGCTCGAACGAATCCGCCAGACGCGCAACGCACATCTCAAGTCCCATGGCGGATGTCCTCGGCAAGTCCCCTCAGGATGGCCGTCAACTCGGCGTCGAGGATCTCGCGGACCCTGCGAACGTCGGTCTCGGCGGCCAATTGTGGCGCGAGCTTGCTGGCGATCCCGAGCATGCGGTCGCGGATCTGACGGCCCATCGTGTACCACTTGATGCTGACCTCGTCGGTCGGCACGAGTTTCCCGATCCGCGTCTCGTACTCCAGCTTCTTCAACTTCGCTGAGAAGACTTCGCGCGCCAGCCGGGCTTGGGCAAATGTGGCCGGCTGTTGGCCCGAGGAACCTTCGTCCGGCTTGTCATCCAATACGGCGTCCGACGCGGCAGCGTCCACCAAGCGCCCGCGCATCACGAGAATGCCTGCCTTGGCGAGCTTGTTGACGTACTGTGGGCTCTTGCCGCGGTGCCGGGCGTATTGCGCCTGGGTCATCAGAGGCCTGTCGATATTGGTCCTCATGGTCGATTCACACCGGCGTCTCTCTGGAAAGCGTTTGGTAAGAACCTCTGCGCAATTGCGCACAAGTTGCAAACATCCGCCAGATCTAGCGGAAGTCCGACTTCCGGAAAATCTTCCGGAAGTGGAGCCCGCCCAGGTCGATTTGTTCCACCCATGTGTCCTTCGTTGTGGCGCAGGAGGGCCACCACCGACCATCAACCAATCAACCCCTTTTTGCGCCTCTCACTGGCTAAAGCGTGCCATCGTTTTACCCGCCGCCCGGCTCGCGAAAAGGGTACCAACGCCGCCGGTCCCTGTGACGGGTTCCAGGGTGTGACGGCTTGTGAGGGGTTTTTCTCAAAAACGGTCCTTATACGCGCGGGGCAAAGAATGTTTTGAGAAAAAGGCGTCACAGCCTGTCACGCCGCAAACCCGTCACCCCTCTTCTCCCGAGGCGCCGCCTTGGGCCCGCAGGGCGATGCCTGCATAAACCGTGCCATAGCGGCGATGCTCCTTGGCGAAGCCCCGATCCTTCAGCCGCCTGCCGAACAGCGTCTCCGAGATGGCGTTCTCGCCCGCGCCCTCGGCCCACGCGCGGTAGCACTCGTAGAGTTGGCGGGCCTTGCCGCTCAAGGAGTCCGCGACCACGCAGCATTCCTCGATGAAGCGGCCGAGTTGATCGTTCTCCGCGCGCCAGTCATCGTTGGCAGCGGCGACCTCGGGCGGCTTGCCAAGGCCGTCCCGCCACCACAGCTTCGCGCCCTCGACGGCCCAGGCCAGAATGCCCTCGGCTTCGGCGAGCAGCTTCCGGGGCAGGCTCTTGTCGATCTCCTCTGGCGGGATCGTGACGGTGAACGGGATCGGATGCAGGCGGTTGAACGTGGCCTGGTCGTCCGCAGCGCGGATCATCGGCTTGGCGTTGGTGTCCATCCAGAGCTTGTGCGTTTCGGGAAACTCGATCGGGTTCTCGTACTTGCGGGTGGCTTTGATCTTGCCCATGCCCTGCGTGATGCGCTTGAGCTTGCCCTGCGAGAGCCTCTGGCCCTCCTCGGTCTCCGAAGTCATGACGAAGCGCGCGCCGCGCAGGTCGGCCAGATCCGCCTGCGTGTTGTTGCTCTCCTGGCGCGCCATCAACGTATCGACCTGGAGCAGCACGGAGTACTCCTCCAGCAACAGCAGGAACGTCGAGAGCAGCGTCGTCTTGCCGTTGTTGCCCCTGCCGAACGGGACGAAGACGGCTTTCTCCTCGGTCGTGCCGGTGAGCGAGTAACCCAACGCGCGTTGCAGGTAGTTGACCATGCGCTCGGCGCGGTCGAGTTCCGGTTCGGAGGCGTCCGGATGGTTGCCCATCATCCGCGCGATCACGCTCAGGAACAGCGGACACGCGGCCCGGGGAATGTAGTTGTGGTGAACGAGCTTCGTGATGAAGTGGGCCGGGTTGTGGGGCGACAGTTCGCCCGTGCGGAGGTCCACGGTTCCGTTGAGGAAGTTGATCAGGAACGGGTGCGTGTCGAGTTCGCCGGGCGTGATGACGAGTTCGCACTCGGCCATCGTGAGAAGGTTCGCGATGCGGCGCGCGTCGAGCGAGTGGTAGGCGAACGCCATGTGATCCTTGTCCTCGGCCTCCGTTGCCTCGGCCAGGTAATCGAGCATGGCCTGCTTGGCCAGTCGGCGCGCCGCGCCCTTGTCATCGACGGCCCAACGGCTTCCGTCCCAGCAGAGCCACTTCCGCATCGCGGGGCAGTAGCGAAGCCGGTCGCCGAATTTGAGGGTCAATCGGCCGGCATTGCCGGTGTCGTTGCGCATGAACTCCAGGAGGGGGAACTTCCGGGAGACGACTTCCGCCGAATCTGGCGGAAGTGAAGGAGGTGGATCAGTAGGCAGTTCGACGGATTTCACTGTCTCGACCAAGGACCGCAGTTGCTCCGCGGTACCTCCTGCCTCGATCCAGTCCCACAGATCGCCCTTCGCGGGCAGGCCCGGCAGGCGGATGACCTTGACCTCGGCCACATGGCGCGCCAGGGCTTCGGAGACGAGCCGGCCGTGCGTTTCGCCCTTCTCGTCGCGGTCCACCACAATCCGGATACGCTTTCCAACGAGCGGCTTCGTGTAGTCGGCGCACCACTTGCCCTCGCCGTCTGGCGAGCAGGTGGTCACGATGCCCAACTCGGCCGCGCCGCGGTCGGCGGCCTTCTCGCCGTTCACGATGAAGACTTCATCCGCCGCGGCCAGCGTGTTCAATCGATAGAGAATCGGGTGCTTGCCGGCCTTTTTGCGCGAGATCCAGCCACCGTTAGATGAGAGGGCGTATTGCCGGAAGGTCTTGTCGTTCTGCTTGTCGATGAAACGGACCTTGACGTAGGCGAAGCGGCCATCCGCCTCGAAGTATGGGTAGGTTGCACTGTACTTCCAGCCGTGCTCGGCTTCGACCTTGGCGATCCGCTGGCGCAGGTACTCGTGCTGCCAGCCAGTCAAGCCCCACTTCATCTCCGGTTCCTGTTCGATGGGGCGCCGATCCGGCCTGCCGACGATCCGGCGCACTTCGCGCGCGGCATCGGGAAAGTCGGCGCTCGAGAGCGCCATCTCCAGGTCGTAGATCGACCCGCCGCGCCCGCACTGGCTGTGGCACATCCACAGGCCGGTCTCCGCGTTGACCGAGAAGTTGGGATCCTTTCCGTTGTGGATCGGACACCCCGCCAGCCACTCGTTGCCGCGCTGGTCGAGGCGCGGCATGCGGACGCGGTAGTACTCCGAGACCTCCGACGGCGTCAGGTCGCCATGGGAATGGACCGCCGCGCTCACGGCTTCTCCTTCACCACCTCGCGGATGGCGCGCCGCTGGACGCGCATCATCACGAGCATCGTGGTCTCGACCTCCGGGTCGTGGCGATGGTCCGGATCGGCCAGGCGCAGAAGATGGTCGATGATCTTCTGCGTAGTGGCGCTCGGCGTCCCGCGCTTGGGCGCACGAATCCTCTTCTGTTTCAC